CTGCCGATCCCAAGCGTCTCCGCCGCGCAGCTCGCTTTGGTCGAGCCAAACCTCGATGCCTGCTGCGCGCAATGCGTCGCAAATCTTTTGCGCCGCCTCTCCATCCTGCGACGCATAGCTTAAGAACACCGCACCAGTCGGTGTACTCACGCGCTCTGGCGAGCCTCCCCCCAATCCGCGCCTCTCGATCTTGTGCGGGTCGCGGGAGAATGCCTCAGGAAGCCTGTCCCAGGCAACGCACCTTACCCGAGCGTCCGCATTTCACTGGTTAAACGGCTGGTAACGGGAAGGCAATCGGACCGCTTGGGGTCGAAAGCGGGCAGATTGAGTCAAGGCGCGCAGTCGTCGGCTTCGCGCTCGCTGATGTGTCACAGAGTGCCACCAGGTGCGATGGTAGTGCGATGGCTCACGGCAGGAAAACAGGCGGCGGTTCACGTAAGGGCATCCCGAACAAGGCGACGCGAGACATTCGCGCAGTCTTCAGCGCATTTGTCGAGCGCAATGCCGAACGCGCACAGGATCTCTTTGACCAGGTGGCCGACAAGGACCCTGCGAAAGCCTTAGATCTGCTCGCCAAGATGTCCGAATTCGTGGTGCCTCGGCTTTCCCGCTCGACAGTGGACGGTGATCTCGGCATCCGCGGGAAGCTGGTCATCGATGGCTGACGGCCTCGAGATCGTGCGGCACTACTCCTACGACAGCGTGCCGACGATCAAGCGCTTCTCACAATCGAGTGCATTCATGCGCGGGCTCATGGGCCCGTTTGGCTCTGGCAAGTCCTCGGGCTGCGTTATCGAGCTGGTGAAGCTGGCCAAGCGTCAGCTGCTCGTGAACGGCAAGCGCCGGGCCCGCTTCGCCTGTATCAGGAACACATATGGGCAACTTTCAGACACGACGATCAAGACTTTCCTGCACTGGCTGCCGGATCAGGTCTTTGGCACCTACGCGAAGGCGGATCACGCCTATCGGCTGAACCGCCTCGATGATCTCGACGTTGAGATACTTTTCCGAGCATTGGACCGCCCCGAGCACATCGCTAACCTGCTCTCGCTCGAGCTCACCGCGGCCTGGGTGAATGAGGCGCGGGAGGTCCCCTGGGCCGTTATCAGTGCGCTCAAGGGTCGCGTTGATCGCTACCCACCGCGTAATGAGGGCGGGTGCGTTGATCCCGGGATAATTCTCGACTCGAATCCGCCCGAGGATGATTCCTGGTGGTACAAGCTTTTTGAGGAAAAAGCTGACGAGGCCGACAATCGCAGTGTCGAGATATTCAAACAGCCCTCCGGACGCTCGGCAGAAGCCGAGAACCTGGCTAACCTCTCGCCGAACTATTACGCCAACCTTGCGGCGGGCATGGATGCGGACTTCATTCGCGTGTACGTGGACGGGGTCTATGGGTACGTGAAGGACGGCAAGCCGGTTTACCCCGACTATAACGACACCCTGCACTGCGCCGAGGTTGAGCCAGTCAAGGGCGTGACCATCGCACGAGGCTGGGACTTCGGGCTCACGCCAGCCTGTGTGTTCACTCAGATACTGCCGGATGGGCGCTGGATCATCTTCGAGGAGCTGTGTGGAGAGGATGTGGGCATTCATCGATTCTCGGACGGCGTCCTCGAACTCTGCGAGCGACGCTGGCCGGGCTTCACCTTCGAGGACTGGGGCGATCCTGCCGGCGAGCAGCGCACCTCGATGTCGCGTGACAGGGATGAGAAGACCTGCTTTGACGTACTCGCCGGCAAGGGCATCCGAATACGTGGCGGCGAGCAGAACATCACCGCGCGTCTCGAGTCCGTGCGAAAGCCGCTCAACACGCTGCGCAACGGCCGGCCGCAGCTCCAACTGCACCCACGGTGCGAGATGCTGCGCAAGGGATTCCGGGGGCGATATCAGTTCAGGCGTGTCAGGATCGCAGGCTCAGCTGAGCGCTATCACGACACGCCCGACAAAAACGAATTTTCGCATCCTCACGATGCCCTGCAGTACGCTGCAACAGCAGTCTTCGGTGGTGTTGTGCGGGGGCGGCAGGAAGGCCAGCAGGGACTGAGGCTCGAGCCGCTCGACAAGCTTTATCCTCAGTGGGCGGAGCAGATGCGGAAGGTTATGCGATGAAACTGAGTGACTTGATTGCTGAAGGCGCACAGCCCGAGGAGTCAAAGTGGCCACATCCCGCCAGTTCGCTCGCAAATCCGCCCGTCACCCTGGCCGAGGCGCTAGCGGTTGATCTCGGACGGGACACAACGATCTGCCGCTGGCATCGTGGGCAATACACACACCTGAACGCCGATGGGAAGGTCTACTTCTGTCCCACCGGACGCATGTATTGGCGATACACCAGGCAGCCGAGCGAGTTTCTCAGGCCGCTCCACTACCGCTAGTCAACGCAGCGCGGCCGCGGGTATGAGAGGAAACGCGGCGACGATTTAGAATCGCGAGCCCCGCAATGCCGAGCAACAGCAGCGAGGCTGTAGAGGGCTCAGGAGCCTTGAAGGCAAAGCTTGCTTTGTCGATGTAGAACAGATCGGGTCCTACGACTTCCGGCTCTCGCACAACATCGACTTGTGCGGTCCCGCCACCACTAATATTCCAGGAGGTGCTCTGCAGACACTGGGACGAGACACTTACCAACGCCGCTGGGACGCCAAAGAAGTTAGCGCCGAAGCTGAATGGGGTTGAATAGATACCGGCACCAGTAATCGGTCCTACTGTGAAACCGAACCCCGCGAAAGCGCTTCCTCCCGCGGACACTGGATCCCCCGGATGCCCAGGGTTAGGACACCGAAGAACTTTAAGACTTTCATAGACAAGTGGCGCAGAGGAGCACTTGTAGATAACCCACAAGCGGCGGAGAGATAACCGCCTGGGCACCAAGCAACGGGTGGGCTACAGTGTGCGGTGGTCGGTGTTTCCGGTTGATGGTACTGAGGAAATGCAAATGGGGAACTCACAGCGCCCGTTTCATCTTAGCCTGCACTCCCCAAAGCTCCATTTAGGCGTGGTGCCTTCGCGGACTCCAGGCACATTAGGCTGTAACGACGCCGCGGATCCGAATTGCATGGCCGAGTTGGGAGACTCACCAGGTCCTACCGGACATAATGATTGGGGTGATCCGACGTCGAGATTTCGATTGTTCGACAAGTCTTTCCGGAGGGGGAAATCCGCAGCTGCGCTCGAAAAGTTCTACGACCGAACGCCTCTTGTATCCGACTGGGCTCGCGCGATGCAGTTGATGAGTATCGGTCCCATCATGGGGCGCCTTCGGCCGCCGGAATTGGTACGTCGATCAAGATATAGGCTGCTTATCGCTATTACGCCTGGCATCGAGCGGGATGGTGCTGTCGATGTAAGAAATGATCCAGGCCATGCCGTTGTAGTTGTTAAGGATACCTTTACAAACGAATTTTTCGTCCTCAGCTATGGTCCCAGGGATCCAACCCAGCTTTTCATGATGGAAAAGACGCTAGGTGACCCTTCTCACGCGATCAGCTCTGCTGATAACTACACGGCGTTTCGATGGACGATATCGGAGGAAGGATTCGGCAATGCCAGCGCGTACATTAAGGCCCGAACCATGTCGCCGGAAGTGTACGACGCAAAGCATCAGTGCACGACAGAGGCAATCGAGGTCGCCAAACGTGCCGGTATTTCGCTTCCGCCCGCACCCGGAAAGCTGCTATACGAGATGCCCGCTCAGACTACCCCGCCGAGAATTGTCGATTCGTCTACGCCCGCCAGTCTCATGCGGGTTTTGAAGCGTCGTGCGACCGAAGATCCGGGTATCGACATCGAACCTCTGAGTGTTGACTATTTCCGTCACCACCGCCTTAAGGTCGTGGAAAAGTAACTGATTTAACTCATCGGCGCGGCCTCTGACACATTTCGGTCGCTCGCATCCGCCGAGCGGCGGCGCTATTCACGAACCCGCACTCCTCGCCGCCTGCTCTCGTAGATTGGTCGCGAACTAGCTCATGACCTGCGCGCCGGCTGATCGCACGTAGATATCTAAACATATCTACGACCACGTTCAGCAAGAACCTATTGAGGCTTCGCTAACTCGATAACGAGGTTCCCTGACGCGTCCGCGATATTCTTAAGCGGGTTCTCGCGACAGTACTTGTCGACCCACGCCGCAATGGCGTTCGCGTCGGTATGGCGCGGCATCGGAAGGTGCAATTCTCCAAAGAAGTTTTCCGACGCGGTCAGAAAGCCGAAAACCCAAATAAGCTCGACGTGATGCATGGGGCTCTCACGGTCAGCCAGCCATTTGCCGCACGACGCGGTCCCGGCCCCGTAGAGAGTGACCTCGACCTGCCCCGGAGGGGCGGCGGCCTGTGCCGGGGCCTGTGCGAAGCCCGAACTTGCGGTGCAGAGGAGCATTGTGGCCATGACGGCCGTGGCACGGATTCTCATCGTTCGACCTCGGTGTTAGAAGTCACGTTCTGTGATGTCTCTGTGCTGTGAGGTTCCGTTGATCACGTCGTAGAGCCCCACAGTCCAGCCCATGTATTCCTCGCCCTTGGACGTTTTCCGCACCGTTACCTCGAACACTTGGCTTTTTCGAATGCGGCCGTTGTCGAGGTTTAAGTACCGCACGTCATAGTGCCCGGGCTTTACATCGCGCAGCGTGAACTCGTCGTTCGCCTTGACAAAAAAGATGCGCACCACGCGCTGCTGCTTTTGATCTAGATCAACAAGCTTGACGAATAGATCGCTCGGTCCGCCTGAGTTATCCGCTGTCACTTTCGCCATCCCAGAAACATCAAGACGCGGATAG